TTCATTGGAACGACTTTGTATTTATTGATGGAAAGGTCTGATGGTGTTTATATTGAAACGATTGATGTAGCACCAGCAACAGTAGATACGTCAGCAAATTATTTAACTCATTTAGATAGAAAAATTACTAATACTACATCAGGTGTAAGTGAAAGTTATAATGCTGGAACTGACCAGACTACAATAACCATTCCTTACACGATTGATAATACAATGAAATTAGTTGGAGCTTCAACAGCTTCCAACACAGCCGGAACGAATATTACTTTAGTTTCAGCAACAGGAACTTCGATTGTTGTAAGTGGAGATATAACTGCTTATGATTTTTTTATGGGAGAACAATATACTTTTACCTATACTTTCTCTCAACAATATATGGCACTTGGAGACCAATATGCTTCAGGTTCAAGAACAAGAGTAAAAGATGGTAGATTACAAATTCGTAATTGGACTGTCAGTTATAATGATACATCTTATTTTCAAGCAATCGTGACTCCAGTTGCTAGAGACGCTTCAACAACAACATTTACAGGAACAGTTGTAGGAAGTGGTTTAGCAGGCCGAGTTAATCTTGAAGATGGAGATTATGAATTTTCAGTCTTAAGTAGGAATGAAGGTTTAATTGTTTCACTTACAAATGATAGTCACTTACCTTCAAATTTTGTAAATGCAGAATGGCAAGGATATTATACAAAACCAGCTTAAGCCTCATTTAAGAGTAGCAACGGAAGCGGACTGTATTTATTTATCTAAAAGATTAAGACAAGAAGATTATCAAGAAATAAAAGCAGTCTCAGGCATATCACCTCTAATTAGTTTATTAATAGGATTAGAATTAAGTGATGTACCTTTAGTTATTTGTAATAAAAAGAATAAACCAGTAGCTATGCTTGGTGTCGTACCTCAAGGACTCTTCGGAGCAATTTGGATGGTAGGCACTGAAGATTTAAAAAAAATAAGTTTAAGTTTTATAAGAAACTGTAAAGGAGTGTGCGATGTCCTTCAAAAAGATTATCAACTTCTTAATAATTTTGTAGATGCTCGAAACACTTTACACATTAATTGGTTAAAGTGGATGGGCTTTTCTTTCATTAACAAACATCAACGATACGGAGTAGAACGTAGATTATTCTACGAATTTGTAAAAATATAATGTGCAACCCAACTTTAGCGATTAGTGCTTTATCTGCTGGTCTTCAATATCAGCAGGCTATCACACAACAAAAATATGCTGAGATGCAAGCTAAAAGGCAAAATGAAATTGCTTTAGCTAACTTAGAATATAGAAGAAAAGCATCATCATTAAAGTTAAGACAATCTACAGAAAAGAATTTAGCAAAATTAAGAGAAGCTGAAGAATTAATTAGAAGAAAGAAAGCTACAGTTATTGCTGGTAAAACATTTACAGGAAATACTTATAATACTTTATTAGCTAATTATTATAGAAGTGAAGGAAAATATAGAAATACTGTATTAGGAAATATTCAGAAAAATAAATTCCAGTTTGACCAAACACAAACAGCTTTAACAACTCAATATGATGCTCAGGCTGCTTATACAATAGCACCGGATTATCTATATACAGCAGGAGCTTCATCATTAGCTTTTGCTAAAGATTACTACGATTACAAAGCTAAGAAGAACGCAAATAACGTAAATAGAGATTATTACAGTTACGCACAAACGGATACATCAGATTATGGCTAAAAGACCTAAAGACCCATCGCCTTACTTATCTCAAGTAAGTGGAGTAGACCCAGAAATAGTCTCTCAAGATTATAACTTATTTTATAGACCGGATGTAAAGCCTATGAATAAGGCTGTAAATTCGCTGATAATGTCATTGAGTAATATTGTGCCTACTCTGGCTAATTATCAAATAACAGAAGATATAAAGACAAAGAAAGCTGACGAAGCTAGAGCAGTTGAAGATTTTGAAACTAATAAGAAGTCATTTAATGATTTAATTAAAAACGAGAAAATTCCTGAGGGTGCTAGTCCATTTTACTACAATAAAATGATGGAGCTAGACCTGCAAAGTAAAGCAAGATTATTTAAAAAGAAATTTGATAATTATTATGCAGAGAATGATTTATCTAATAGTTTAAATATAAATGCTTTTGGTGAAACTTATGAAGAACAATTAAAAGCTTTTTATAAAGAACAAGGATTAGATAAGTACGACCCATTAGCATTAAATAATGCTTTCTTTAATACTACTTCAGCTTTTAGAAATGAGAGATACCAACAACACTCAGCTAAAATTATGCAGAATATTAAAAAGCAAACTGAAACCAGTTTTACTCATAATATTTCTGGCTTAATTATTGATGGACAAGATGATGAAAAGACAGCCGGAGAAGTTTTAACAGACCTTAAAGGTTTAACAGATGGTTTAATAAGTGTTGGAACTAATAAAGCTAGAGCCAACGATTTATTTATAATGGGATTAAATAAATATATTGAAACTGTAAGTGATGATGAAGGTTTTGCTTTTGCTGGAGACATACTTGAGGAATTAAAAACTTTTCAATTAGGTACAGGAAAATTTGGTGGTTCAGCAGAAGGTTCAAGTTTAATTCAAGAAATGGAATTAGAATTAGCATCTAAACATATATCTTTTTTAGAAGGAAAAGCAAAAAAAGAAAAAGTTAAAGATGAACTTTTTAAAGAGAGTCTTTCAAATACATATTGGGATGAGAAAAATGGATTAGGTGAAGAATTTAATATTCAAGAATTTATTGACCAAACATTAGAACAAGATGGTGAATATAGATTTAGTCCAGAAGCAAAAGAATATTTAAGAATACTTCATAATGCTAACGAAAAAGCATTAGCTGTTATAGTGGATGACCAAGAGGCTTTAACTGAATTAATGATTTTACAAGATGAAGATATATATTCTCTTAAAGATAAAGCTTTTGAATTGTTACAGGATGGAAAATTAACAAATACCACTTTCCAAAAGTTTTATAACTCAGCAAATACTTATAATCTTATTAAGAATAATACTTATTTTACAAATAGTCTTCCTTATCAAAATTATCTTAATATTTTTAAAGATATAGATATTAGTGGGATGCCTATACTGAAATCTGAATTACCTTTAATTAAACTTAAATTTCAAAAAGAATTATGGGAATGGTTTCAACAAAATAAAACAACATTTAAAGGAAGAGATTTACAAAAACAATTCGATTTAGAAGCTCAAGCTACAATATCAAGTATACTTTCAAATAGTTTAGTGCTTCGTGAAAGTGAAGAAGCTTTAAGAATTTTTAGAGAAATATACGGATTAACAATAACTACAAACTAATGGCAAAAGAAATTATAAGAGATGGTAAAAAAGGTGTCTTCAAAGATGATGCTACTGAAGAAGAAATAAACGCATACTTTGAAAGTTTTAAAGAACCTGAAACACCTAAAGAACCAGACGAACCAGAAGAAAAAGAAGGAAGAGGAATACTCGCTGATGTACCAGTTCAAATTATGGGTGGCGTTAGAGATGGAGCTCAATCCACTCTTGGATTATGGGAAAAAGTAAGTGAAGATTTATCTGACATAACAAATATTGGTGGATGGGTATTTGGTAAAGATGCTAAAGATGGCTGGGTAGATTATGTTACAGCTAAGGAAGCAAAAGAGAGAGGAACAAAATTTATAGGTTCAGGTAAAATAAGTGAAAAGGATGCTTTTCAATTACCTGAAGTAGATGAAGCTGACACAATAACAGGTGGATTAAGTAGAGGAATTTCACAGTTTTTAACTGGATGGTTTACAGGTGGTAAACTTATTAAAGGTACTGGATTAGCTGTTTCTTTAGGAAAAGGAGCTATAGCAGATGCACAAGTATTTGACCAAGATACAGGTCGTTTTTCAGATATGCTTAATACTTACGCACCTCAATTACAAAATCCATTATTTGATTATCTAGCTTCAGATGAAGATGAATCTTTTTATGAAGCAAGATTAAAGAATGTTATTGAAGGTTTATTTTTGGGTGGAATAATGGAAGGTGTAATAAGAGGCACACCTCACGTTAAAGACCAATTATTCAATACAGCTAAATATCTTAAATTAACTAGAGCAAAACTTTCAGGTAAGAAAGTTGACATTGAAAAATTAAAAGAAATTGAAGAAAATTTAATACGTTCTACTGAATTAGAAATTACTCCAGTTGGTAAAGGAAGTGCTAAGAAATTTGCTAAAAGACTTAAAAAAGAAGCTGACACTAAAAAGACTGCTGGTATTGTAGAAGAATTAAAAGAAATTACATCTGCCGAACAACTCAATGAAAAAATTGTAAATAGTTTTGATAACTTTATGAAAGCTATTGGTCGTGGTGAAAAAACAATTAGAAGTAAAGAAGGTAAATTAAATTGGAGAAATATTGATGATTACTTAAATTTTAATTTATCACCAAGAGCTTATGCAGATACTAACTTTGGAATTATATTTCTTGAAGCTATGCAAAGAATGGTAAGAACGGATAGAAAATTTGATAAAGTTACGGATGCTTTAGTAGAAAAACTAGCATTAAAGTCTAGTGGAGACATCTTACACACAACAAAAATGATGGGTCAACTTGGAGACAAACTTGAAGGTGGCTTAAAATATATGTGGGGTTCACAAGCAACACAACAAAATCTTGCTGATACTTTATATAAGATGGCTAACTCACTTCGTAAAGGTGAAAAGACTTATACTGAAGGTGATATGAAAGTAGCCACTGCTATGTTGATGAAGATAATGAGATTTGATGACAAAGTAACTTCTAATTTAGGTCGTGGTTTAAGATTAAGAGGAGTTCTTAAAGATGCTCATATGGATTTGAGCTCAGAGTCTATCTTGAATCAAGTTAGAAATTTTGAAAAATGGGATGGTAACTTTAAAGAATTTATTGAAGGTGTAGCTTTAGTTAAAGATAAGAATATGCTTATTAGAATATCCGATTATTTATTTAGAAATCAGTTTTGGAATAAAGCTAACGAAGTATGGATGAGTTCTGCTTTATCTAATATTAAAACTCAAGCTATTAACGTACTTTCAACAGGATTAAATCAATATGTAAAACCAATAGAAAGTTTTATTGGTTCAAAATTAACTTGGGGTTTAGATGCTTCAACTGCAAAAGGAGTTAGAAAACAAGCTGAAGAAGCTATGCAAACATTAGCTGGCCTTAGAAGTTATGTAGGTGATGCTTTAATGTTTGCTAAAAGAGCTTTTAATGAAGAAGACAGTATTTTATTTGCAGGAAGTACAAAATTTGATTTAGGAACTACAAAAGCTTTAGGTCAAAGTGGATTCGCTAAATTTGTTAGAATACCTTTAAGAGCTTTAACTTCGGCTGATGAATTTTTCAAACAGATTAACTATAGAAGTAAATTAATGACTATAGCTGTTAGAGAAGCTAATGCTCATAAAGGATTAAGTAAAACTAAAGTCGTAGGAAAATTACCAAATGGTAAGAAAGTTACAGAATTTGAGGCTTATGTAGCAGATAGATTCAAGGCAGGTTTTGACGAAACTGGTTTACAAGGTGTTGATGCTGAAGCAAAAAGGTACGCTAAAGAGGTAACTTTTACTAAAGAACTTGATGGCGTATTAGGTAAATTTCAACAAGCGGTAAATGATGCACCAATATTAAAATTAGCTGTACCATTCATTAAAACTCCAGCTAACTTAGCAATACAAGCTATTGAGAAAACACCTCTTGGAATATTTGGTAAAAACTGGAAACACTTTTACGGACATAGTGGAGATGTAGTTAGAATAGCAGAAACTAGAGGAAGAGTAGCTTTAGGTTCGATAATTTTATTTACAGCAGCATTATTGGCTAACAGTGGACATATTACTGGTGGTGGTCATCCTGATAAATCAATTAGAAGAAATCAGAGAAACGCAGGCTTCGTAGATTACTCATTAAAATTTGGTAATGTTCAAATTCAATATGGAAGATTAGACCCAATAGGAATGTTAATTGGAACTATCGCTGACTACAATGAAATTTATGCAGACTTAAATGAAAAAGACCGACAGGAAATTGAAAATAATTTAATGGCTTTTATGATTAATCAAATGGAAGGTAAAGGCCAAGATAGTTTAAGCAAATATGATAAAGCTCAAAATATGGTTGTAGCCGGATATAGGAGTATCTTTAAAAATATTGCATCTAAAACTTATTTAAGAAGTTTGATTGACCTTTTTGCGGCTATTAATGGCGATGATATTGATAAAAGGGGAGCTTGGTGGGTAAGAAGTAAATTTGCTTCGTTCTATCCAAATCTTTTGAGCAAAATAACTAATGACCCATACCTTAGAGAAACAAGAAATTTAGTTGATGATTGGAGAAAGAAAATTGGATTAGGTTTACATAAAGATGTTCAACTTGCTTATAACTTTATAGGAGAGCCTATAGAAAATAAACAAAATGTTGTGGCAAGATATTTTAATGCTGTAGTAAATCCACTTACTATTAAAGTTAGAGAAAATGATTTTGTGTTAGAGAAAATTATTGAACACGAAATTAATATTCCTGCTCTGAATCCTGTGAAAGAAGGAGTAGATTTAAGAGAATTTGTTGACAAGGATGGTAAATCAGCATTTGATTATTATAATGAAGAAATAGCTAAATCATCTTTAAGAAAAGAACTTGAGATGTTATTCAAATCTAAAAGATTTAATGATGCACCAGACCAAATCATTCTTGATAAGAATAATAAATTTGGAGGTAAGAAAGCTATGACTTATCAAAAGGTCAAAGCTAAAAGAGATTTAATATTCAAAAAGATTAAATATAATTCTAAGTTTAAATCAAAACAAAATCCTGAAATTAATTTAGGCAGTGCTTACGTAAACAAAAAATTAATAACAACAATAGGTAAGAAGACTAATAAATATCCTAAAAATCTTAAAAAAGGCATTTATGACTTCATTCAACAATCACCATAACAATTAAAAACTAGACACTTTAGATAACTTAACCAACAACAACCCACTTTAGATATATGGCTTATCAAGCTCGTGTATCGTACACAGCCAATGGCAGTACCGATACGTTCAGTTTTTCATTCAGCTACATCGCATCTAGCCACGTAAAGGCTTATGTAGATGGAGTCGAAGATACTAGCATAACATTTCCTACTACTGCTTCAGTAACCTTATCAAGCACGCCTAGTAGTGGAGCTATTGTATTAATTAAAAGAGTTACTCCTATAGATACACGATTAGTGGATTTTCAGGATGGCTCAGTATTAAGTGCAACAGATTTAGATAAAAGTGCTGACCAGAACTTTTTTGTAGCTCAAGAAACTTCAGACGAAGCCCAGTCTCACTTAGGCACATCTGATGCTACTAATCAATATGATGCTGGAGCTTCTGGTTCAAATTTAAGAATTACAAATGTTGCTGACCCAACAGGAAATCAAGATGCGGCTACAAAATATTATTTAGAAAACACTTGGTTATCTAGTTCAGATAAAACAAATTTAACAACAGTCGCAGGAATTTCAGGCAACATCACAACAGTTGCAGGAATTTCAAGTGACGTTACAGCAGTTGCGGGAGACGCAACTGATATTGGTGTCGTTGCAGGAAAAGCTACTGAAATTGGATTACTTGGAACTGCTGATGCAGTTTCAGACCTTAATACATTGGGTACAGCAGATGTGGTAAGTGATTTAAACACATTGGCTACAGCTTCAAACGTAACCAATATGAATACCCTAGCAGGTATTTCAGCGAATATTACAACAGTTGCAGGAATTTCAGGAAATGTAACAACAGTAGCAGGAGATACAACAAATATTGGTACAGTTGCTACAAATATTGCAGACGTAAATACTTTTGCAAACCGATACAGAATTTCAACAAACGACCCAAGCACTTCTTTAGATGCAGGAGACCTCGCTTATGTAAGTTCGGCTAATGCTCTTAAATATTATGATGGAAGTTCTTGGAACGCAATTACTACTGATACAGACGTAAAAGTTGGAGTGTCTTCAAACGATACTACAGCAGGTTATCTAAACGGAAAACTTGTAGCAGGAACATCAGTTACTTTCACAGAAAATAATGATGGAAGTAATGAAACTTTAACAATCAACGCAACAGACCCAACAGCTTTAGCAATCGCTTTAGGATAATTAAGGAGAAAATAAATGGCAAATACTTTTAAGATAAAATCAAATGATGCAATGCCTACATCAGCAGGAACATTTCAAACTTTGTATACTGTTCAAGCATCAACAACGACAGTTGTTCTTGGATTAATACTTTGTAATGTTCACAGTTCTGCTGTAACTGCCAGTGTTAAGATGAGTTCAAACACAGTAGATACAGAAACGAATGTAGATACTTTAGTTGTAAAAGACGTAAGTATTCCTGCTGGAAGTTCACTAGAAGTTTTAAGTGGTTCAAAGCTAGTTCTACAAACAACTGACTTACTTAAAATTGATTGTAGTGTATCGGCAAAAATTGATGCGACTTTATCCATAATGGAAATTACATAAT